CTAGGGGGCACCAGTGCTTAGATGTGCGACACCGCTTACCAATCTTGGTAAGATAACATATGGAGACATCCTTGAACGTTAAGAATCGCGACTTAGTCGCCGGGAGTTCGGACGTTGGAACTGAGTTGTTCATCTCTGATGGCAACATTGTTCAAACTTTCCACAATTACACCCGTCTTAGCGGCTATGAGGAGACTTGGTCCGATGGTCACCCATTTCGCCTATTAGGCAAAGTGGATTTTGACATTGGAGGTGATTTCCAAACGCTTAAAGTCAAGATTGAAGATTCCCCTACGTATCTTCGGATACGTACGGGATCAAATCCTGGCCTTGAGCGAAGCTATGAAGGTTATATCCGTGCTAACTGGTACGGAGAAAAACATTTCAATGGCTTTTATCAGGAGGCCCAGCCGTATTCGCCTGGGCAGCTTGATGCATTTGGCACAACTGGCATTGCGAGAGCTCTGCCAACCAATCCTCTCTCTGGCATGGGTCAGTTCATTGGGGAACTTAGGGATCTCCCTAAGGTTCCATTCAAAGATTGGAAACGTAAGGCTCGCAAATTCAAATCTCTCGCGAGAGGTGGATCTGACGAGTACCTTAACGCCCAATTTGGATGGGTACCCTTTGTTAATGACCTCCGTAGCTTTGCCAAAGTTGCGAAAAATCATACGAAGCTTGCTTCGCAGTTTGCTCGTAACTCTGGTCGCGACATCCGTCGCAAATCTACGGTTTTCAAGGATAGTACCAATTCCGTTACGGGTTATCAGCAGTGGAATGGAAGCCCACCGCTATACTCGTTTTGGATTGATACCCCTGGAGTCCTTTCCATTAGTACGGAAAGGGTGACTGAGATTACTTTCTCAGGCGCCTTCACGTACTATTTACCACAAGGTGATGACTTGCTAAGCAAGTTATCACGCTTTGAATCTCAGGCGAACCACCTTTATGGTGTTCGTCTGAATCCAGACTTGTTGTGGAAATTGGCCCCTTGGTCTTGGGCTGCTGACTGGGTAACAAACGCTGGCGATATTGTTCGCAATTGGTCAGCGTTTGCCGCAGACGGGCTCGTGATGAGATACGGATACGTAATGGCCAAACAGACCATTACTAACACGTACTCTGGTTCCGGTTTGAAAACTGTTACAAACTGGAACCTCGCTGCTACGCAGCGTTTGATAACTGATATCAAACAGCGACGTAGGGCGACACCATATGGCTTTGGACTTGATCCTGGCAGTTTTTCTGCCAAGCAATGGTCCATCATCGCCGCCCTCGGAATTTCCCGAGGGACGCGACCCTAATCAAAGGGAAGCTTCCAAAATCCAGGACAATTTTGTCCTAAATTGCTGAAAGTGATGCCAAATGGCTTTTGCCGATCCACAGTCGATCACGGTCAACTCTGTTGCCATTTCTCTTCCGAGAACTGGTCTTGATCCTGTAGGCAGTTTCTCTTCTGCTGACGGGACCATGGTTGAGACTATTGCTCATACGAATTCGAAAAACAATCGAGTTCGTCGGCAACTCCGTTTCGATTACAGCAAGATCGCAGCTGACCCTCTCATCTCCGCCCAGAATATTAAGTACTCTATGAGTGCTTATCTGGTCGTTGATGTCCCGGTTACGGGCTTCACCGTAGCTGAGGCGAAGCTTTTGCTCGACGGTATGATGACATACCTGACGGCTAGTTCCGGCTCCAAGCTCACTCAATTTTTGGGTGGCGAGAAGTAGGGCTTTTCGTCTATGTTATCATAGGACGGCAATAGAGCGGCAAAGCCGCTCTATGACATTTGGCTATGGATTCATGTTTCCCCCTTTGAGGAGGTACTGATGAAAAGCCTAATGTCACTTTTGCAATCCGTACTCGCAGATGCGAGTATTTGGTGTCGCACTAGCACCACGCATGATTTTGAAACTGTCATGCGTCGAGTTGAACACGAAGGGATATCGTTTCTTACGATAACCCTACCCACTTTCAGTCGAGATCTCGAGAGAGCTCTTGACGAAGGAGTGGTTGGTCCTCACCTTTTTACCTCATTTAGGAAAAAGGGCAGGCTCCCCCTGTTTTTAGGAGGTTTCTGTGACCTTGTGTTTGACCGTAGTAGTGGTCAGCTTCTCGATTGTCCGTCCATAACCGCTATCTATTTTATTCGGCAGATCTCTCTGCTGTTTAAAAAGATACTCCTCGATTGCTCTTCTGAGCGAGAAAAGAGTGCCTATGGACGATACGTCGAGTGTGAGTACGAAGTCAAAGCCTGGACTGACTCAAATCATGATTCCGAACTTGTTCGGGATTTTGATAGGGTCAGTGACCTTCTTTGGAGTTCTGATCTTTGCCGTCTTGACCGCAAGGTTTATGACGGTGACCTTAGACCCAAACATGGTAAAGGCAGTACTGCCGACCGTATTTTCGGAAACGCAAAATACGAGCAGCGTACCTGGACCGAACGTCTCGAAGAGTACTTCCCCGCTGGAGATTTTATCATCCCCAACGCAGGATTCTTCGATCGATTGAATCCAGTTGACTACGTCGAACCCGGAGCAGAGATGCCCGTTAGGGTTATCACTGTTCCTAAAACGTTAAAGACACCACGTATCATTGCGATGGAACCGACGTGCATGCAATATGCACAACAGTCACTTCTCATTGAGATCGTGTCTGCTCTCGAAAGGAGTAAGTACCTTGCCGACAGCATTGGTTTTACGGATCAAACGCCTAACCAGCGAATGGCCCGGGAGGGATCATTGGATGGGAGTCTTGCGACTCTTGATCTTTCTGATGCCTCTGACCGTGTCTCTAATCTGCTTGTTACACGACTGCTTCGACGTTTCCCACACCTGGCTGGTGCGGTAGACGCTTGTCGTTCGCGTAACGCAGACGTGCCTGGACATGGTATTATCCATTTGTCCAAGTTCGCGTCTATGGGTTCAGCTCTTTGTTTCCCG